GTTGCAGCGTACTTATGGAGTGCAACAATTCATGCATGATAGTTACATAATCAGTACCAGTAAAAGAATCAGCCCTACCTTTACCATCAAGTCCGTTGTACTTAACATCAAAATACTCTAACTTTCTAGTACGAGTATTAAGAATTGGTTGTTGTGTACCATAAGCATTTTTATTTCTTTTATCTCCTTGAAGAACCGTAACTTTAGTTGGTATACCTTCTGCTGAATATCCTTTAATTTTGTTTAAAATTCTTTCTGCAATATGTTTTGCAGCATCATTTGGAGCATTATCAATTAACCATTGACAAATTTCTTCGCCAGTTGTCATGTTTTTTACTTCATCATTAATTTTATTTAATGATTTATTAATATCAAATTCTCTGGTTTCGACTTTACGAATAGGAGCTTTAGGAGTTTTAGATTCTTGTGGTTTATAAGAAACTACTTGATCATGGCTAAATACTCTTCTTAATAACTTAGCGTTATCGCCAACAGGATCCATTTTAATGACTAATGAGTCATGACCTAAACTAGTAACGTAATCTTTAAGACGTTGAGATTCTGCTCTAAATTGTGGTTCTGGAACGCTGAAAGGATTAGGATATTGCCAATCTACTTCAGGGTGTTTAACCAATGCCTTCCATTCGGCATCATCTCGAATCACCAATGGATTATCAAATGAAACAGTATGCTTTGTTACATCGCCATAGTTCTTAGCATCAATACCAGTTGGTGCATAGTATTGTCCTTCTCCAGCAACAGGTACTTGAACGTCTGAATAAATTTTTGATTTGTCCTCGCCACGACCTTGATACATTTCAAGCGTTGCTGGTTTACCAGTTTCTACCTCATCCCATTTAGGATCAGGTTTAGTAATCTTTTCTGGTTCAGCAACAGGCTCACCTTTTGTTTCAACAGGAGGCTTGGTTTCTTCAGGCTTTGCCTCTTCAGGCTTAACTTCTTCAGGCTTTGCCTCTTCAGGCTTAACTTCTTCAGGCTTTGCCTCTTCAGGCTTAACTTCTTCTGGTTTTACTTCAGGTTTAGGTTCTTCAGGTTTAACAAGTTCAGGTTTTATCTCTTCAGGTTTTGCCTCAACTATTGGCTCTATCTTAGGAACACCTGGCTTTACTTCACCTGTATGTATTTCTCCAGTATTTGCATTAATTATCTGGCCATCTTCATTAAGAGTAACAGGCTCAGATTTACCTGTTTTTGGATCATCATAATGTCCAATAATTTCGCCATATTTACCTCGTCTAGGAGCTTCATTTTCTTCTGCTTTTGGTTTTACTTCACCAGGTTTTTTACCAGGATAAAATTCTACATTACCTGCAATGGACTCAGTAACTGGTGCACCATTGATTGAACTTACCAATTTACCTTCTTCATTCAAAATAATAGGATGAATAATTCCTGAATTTGGATCTATGTAATTACCTATAATATTTGGAGGTTCTTTTTCAGGAGTCTTTACTTCAGGCTTAACTTCTTCTGCCTTAACTTCTGGTTTAACCTCTTCCTGTTTAATAGGTTTAATCTCTTCCTGTTGAATAGGTTTAATTTCTTTACCTTCAAGCTCATCTTGCATTGCTTGAGTATCATGAGAACCTTGTTTGGGTTCATAAGGTTCAATCGTAACCGTGCCTTTTGGTTCTTCTTTAGGCTCTAATGTTGGTTCAACTTTTGATGGTTCTTCTGCTTTTTTACCAGTAATTGCTTCTTTAGCACTAAGACCTACACGTTCACCAACGCCTGATAATTTTTTTCCAAGCCTTGTTTCTTTTTGACCTAGTAATCCAAGTGCTGCTTGAGTGGCAATTCGCTGAGGATCCATTGGTCCTTCACCAATTGCTTCAAAACCAGCTTCCATACCACCACCAATACCAGCACCAGTTAATGCATTAGTTGCTGCCTGAATTTTTTCGCCCCTGAGTTCTTTAGCAGCAGCCTCAGTTAAACCTTTGCCACTCTTAAGTAATGACAAGGATGGTCGCATACCAAGTAAAGAAGGTGCAAACTCTGCCAGTTCTGTGGCAACTGGATGTTCTTTGGCTTCTTTGGCAGCAGTCTCTTCATCAAGACCAAGCATCTTAGCAGTCTCAGGAAATTGCTGAAGTAATTTTTCTTGAGCCATCGCAGTAGCAGAAGAAGCTCCTACGGCTCCTGCAAGACCTAAAGGGATAGAACCAAGACCACCACCACCAATAACCCCTAATCCAGCTCCAACAAAACCAGCAGCCGTTGGTAATGCAGATTTTAATAATGAATGAGCAACGGCAGCACCAGTACTTGTCTCTGGTTGCAAAGGCATTACGCCAAATTTTTGACGTATTGCATCTTGGGTAGCTTCGTTTGCTTTGGTGAAGTTGGTATCTAAAGCAGAATACTTATTAAAAATAGCCTGTTTGGTTGCTTCATTTGCATTTACATAATTTGGATCGTTTAAGATCTCCATCAAATTAGGCATGATAAATCCTTACTTTTTGGGATTTAATAAAGGATTATTTACATCTACAGAATTATTTTTAGAGCCAAACAAATTACTGAAGAAATTACCATCGTTTTTGTTAGTTACTTCTGGTGGTACAACAAACGGTGGTGGAGCAACATATGGTCGAGTGACTTTATAAAAGTCATAATAACCTTGTTTAATTTTATTAATTTGATCATCATAAGCTTGATACTGTGGAGTGCCTGGCTCATATCCAGACTTATCACGTTGCTTAATTAATGCAGGAATATTGTCATCGGCTTGAATTGCCATCGTAGCTTTGTAAAGTAGTTTATCTTCTAAAGATGGTTGATTTGCACCAGCAGCGGCACGTTGAGCATTTGCCATAGCCTTAGTTGCTTCAGCTTGAGCCATCATTGCTTTGTGATTCAATATACCACCCAATACTTGTGCAGATGATTGACCAAGAGCATCTCTACGAGCTTGATCTTGTTTAGCAGCTTCAAGCGTTCCTTGTTGGATAGAGCGTTTAGCAGCATTAATATCAGCAAGACTCTTCTGCATACCAGATTCAGCACCTAGAGCCGATGTTCCAACGCTACTTAATAAATTTCCAAATGTGCCACCTGTACGATCACCAGCACCACTCATCATGCCAATTCCTGTACGGAATGCAAACTCAGGAAGAATCATAGATTTTTGTTGTGCAATATCAGCCTTTTGTTCTTCTGCTAATGGTTTATAAGCTTCAGTTACCGTACCTTTACCAGACTGTACATCACTTAATACGTTCGTTAAATAATTTCTAAATAATGCAGCATCTTGATCAATATCACTCATTAATTTTTCTTTATCTGGTGTAGTCGTTGATCCGCCAAGAGCTAACGCTAATATTCCACCTTCAGCCATCTTGGTCATATCACCAGTACCAATAGCAGCAATTCCTGAACGATTCTCAGGAGCCATCGCCATTTGTTGTGGAGAAGGCAAAGTACTCGTAGGCATTGGATTTGGCAACGGTTGAGACATGATTTTGCCAGCCTCTGGGTTACTATGCATATAACCATGCATCTGATCTAAACCTTGAGCATACATCTTCGCCATTGGGCTTGATGCTGGACTTTGTTGAACTTGTTGTAACTGTTGATCGCTCATCATATTCATTGGCACAGCACCACCAACAGCCATTGATGTGATCTTACCACCACGTTTATGTCCAGCTCCAGTAGCTGCGTTATACATACCCAAACCACCAAGACCAGCTAATCCTAATCCACCTAACTGGGATACGGTACTTGGAGGAGCTTGATACATTGTCGTTGAAGTCTGCTGTGTAGGAAGACCACGCAACATCGCATTCATAACACCTAACTGCATAAACGGATATTGTTGTGCAGTCGCATAGTTTTGAACAGCTTGATTAATAATATTCTGTTGAGCTTGAGTTTGTTGAGCACCTAATTGATTCTGCAAGTTAGCAATGTTTTCTGTTGCACCTAATTGCATATTACCAATATTAGCTAAGTTTGTGCCTGCTGTGCCAGCTTGTCCATATCCTGCTTGTTGAGCACCAACGCCAGCAAGACCTGCTTGAGCACCTTGCATACCTAAATTAGCTGCTTGACCTGCACCCTGCAAGCCCATGCCATAACCTTGCATTGCTTGAGAACCAGCTTGTCCAGCTCCTTGTAGTCCCATACCAAGACCTTGAAGTGCTTGAGACGCTGCTTGACCATATCCAGACAATGCTTGCTGATTACCTTGTAATGCCATATTGCCAGCTTGATTAGCACCTTGTAATCCCATTCCATAACCAGATAAGGCTTGTTGATTACCAGCTAAAGCAGCAGCATTGGCTGCATTCATTTGTTGCTGTGCATTATTAAATGCTGTGTTATATCCTTGACCAATTGCTTGCTGGGCAGCTAAATCACCACCCTGTTGCACTAAAGCATTTTGTAATGCTTGGCGAGAACCACCAAAAGCTCCAGAACGAGTTGCGGCAGCTTGTTCGCCAGCACTTTGTATTCCTGTTTGTTGTCCCAATAATTGGAGCTGAGGATTTAAACTAGCCTGAATATATGGGTTCATGTAAGACTGAACCGCATTAGGATCAGTAGACATCTGCCCTAATTGTTGTCCAATATTAGCACCTTGCTGACCTTGCATAGCACCCATACCGCCATACATAGATGACTGACCAGCAAATTGATTGCCTAGATTTGCACCTTGTTGTCCAGCACCAGCAGATAGTCCAGCATATTGTTGACCTGTCTGAGCACCTTGACCACCATACATATTGGATAAATTGGCAGCTTGCTGTCCAGCCTGTGAACCTAAACCACCGTACATATTAGATAAGTTTGCACCTTGCTGACCTGCCCTGTTAGCCATGCCACCATACATACCAGCTTGACCAACTGTATTTAATGCACCTTGCCCAGCTGTGCCAGCTAAATTACTTGCTTGATTAAATTGGTCTGGTGTTTGTAAATTGGCAACAGTAGATTGTGCCTGTTGTTGCATTGGACTAAATGCAGCAAAATAATCAGATGGATTAGTACTATATGGTTGATATGCTTTAAATGAAGTCATATCAGGATTGAATATCTGTGCCTGTGTAGCATTGAGCATATTCGAGGCGTAAGGAGCCAGATAATCAGGAATCTGAGTATTATTTACATTTTGCTGAACTGGAGCTGGAGAAGAACTACCACCCATACTAATCCTTTAACATTTTCGTAAACACTTTATCTGTTTGCTTATAACCTAAATATTCCAACAATCTTGAATTATCCAAATGAATCTTGGTATGAACAATTACTCGATCTACTTTGCAATGCTTTAACACTTGTTCGGCATATTGAAATAGTTTAATCCCAACACGACCTTTGCGAAACTCTTTTTTAACAAAATACACATCTTCTATCGCTGTAATACATGACTTATAGTGTAAATGCGGACTAATCATAAAAATAATATAACCAATCAACTCACCATCATTCCTACAAGAAACACAACGCAACATGCCTAATTCTGCATACTTTCGATAGGCATCATAATCAGGATCCCAATCAAAGTCTTTTGTTACACACAACTCATCATAATGCTCTGGAAGAAGCTGTTCAAGCTCTTCTACTAATTTTATAGGATCGCAGTCTGCATAAACTATCATGCTGGTAAATGTTTATACGCCTTTGTATCTGCTGCAATATCTTTTGCTTTCCTTCTTGCTTCTTTAATTCTATCCATCATGGCATACAATCTTTTAGCTCCAGCATCCGTACTGCCATTACCCAACTCAGAAACAATCCTTGCTGGAATCACAAACTCACCATCAGCCAAACGAGCTGGTTGTTTACCACCAATGACCGCAGGAATACCATCACTCACTCCATCACCAGGACCTTTGAGCAATCTTCCACCATCAGAATAATCTCCTAAATGGCTTTGTAATCCACCTTCTTTGGCAGTATTGACTACTGGACTATTTTTTTGAATATCTTTTTGTGCTGCTTCAGCCGCCAACTGATCTTGCGATAATGTTTGAATATTAGAACCGAGAGGAGAAACAGCTCCAAGACCTGATTTGGTTGGTGCTAAATGAGCTAATTTTTGAAGCTTTAATAAATTAGTCATGGCTGCATTATAAGCATCAAGATTCTTTGTATCAGGATCTATATCTACATAAGTGCTATCATGTTCTGGCGTTGCCTGTAATACAGGGCGTTTAGAAATCATTGCTAAACCCTGTTGAACATCGCTACCATCAGCTCCAGAATATTTCATAACACCACCACGTTTGGCTGTAGCCATGCTGTAAGGATTTTTTACATAGTTATCATATTGAGCTTGATAATAGGGTTGTGGCTGTGCTGGGAACTGCCCTTGAAAATTTGGTGATATTGGCTTAATGTTAAATGGATTAGTCTGGCCAGATGTTTGAACTGGTAAGGTTGGTTGATTAAATGCACCTAAAGCACTTAAAGCTGTTCCACCTAACATGGCAACAGAACCTGGATTAGCTTTTGCAAAATTTAAAGCATTGGTTCCAGAGCTAAATGTATTACTTAATCCAGCACCCATGTTAGATAAACTGGTGGCAGAACCAGCACCACCAACAGCATTCATAGCACCAGCACTACGCACAATATCAGATGGATCAACATTTAGATTTTGAAAAGCTTGACCTATTGCTGTTCTTTGAGCATCGGTTAGGTTTTGCATATTATTAACTTGATCAATCGCTGAATTAAGACTTCCTGATGACTGTGCTGCCATATCTGCTGGAATGCTTGAATTTAATCCAGCATTTACAGTTGCTTGTGTATTAGCAAATTCTGCTGCTGCTTGATCACCACCTTGTTGAGCTGCTGCCTCTAATCCAGCCGAACCTAAGCCTTCAGCTAAACTAGCACCACCCCAAGCTCCAAGTCCAGCCATAAGCCCTTCTTTTAAACTACCAGTAAGAGCAAAATCTCCAGCACCAACAATTGCAGCTGCAAGTGGAGCACCTACTCCAGTAGCCATTAAAGCAGCACCAGCCACCATAGGAAGAGCAGCACTTAAAAAACCAGCTTCAGGAAGACCTGTTTTTGGATTGATGGTTAATGATCCACCGTGCTGTTGTGCCAATTTTTGTAGGGCTTGAAGCTCCCCAGTAGTCATATGGACTAAGTGGGTATCGTCTCCACGACCATGCTGCTCTAAGTGTTTGGCAATTAACGGTAGACTCATACACGACCTATTGAGTTATTTGGAATAATTTTATCATAATTAAACCGCTGTGCCAGCATAATTTACCCATTTTTGACCATTCCAATAAATAGGATATCCAAGAGTTTGATCAAAATACTGCTGACCTATTTGCAAATTAGCCAAAGGTCGCTGTCCTTTTAATCCATAATCTGGCGTTGCAGTTGCCTGAGTGTAATTATTTAACTGATTAAAATATAAACGCAATTGGCTTAATACTTGATTGTCATGTCCAGCATCATAAGTCGCTGGAGCAACAGGTAAGTTGGGAGGCGTTGGTGCTAAAGGAGTGCCATTATATTTTTGAATATTTGCCATTATCTTATACTCCTTATAATATCACCATTTGAACAGATTGTAAACCTAGCGTCTGCCGTCTGGTCTAATATCAAAACGAGGAGTTCCTAATTGCCATGCAACTCCATTTTGACCTGTTGATTTAATAATGAATGACATCTGCCTACCTCTTAATCGAGTAAATACTTCAGCTGTAAATTGTTGAATTGTATATTCAGGAATATTGGTATAGTTTTGTAAACTGGTTACAGCAGGATTAGCCGCTACTCCATAAGCTGATCCAGAACTATTTCTTGGCAAAATTTGAATAGTTAAAGATGGATTATTGGTTGTAGAACCGTTAAAGTTCACATCTGGGAACATTCTCCAAACAAATCCAAAATGTTGTCCTGCATCATCTGGACTTACTTCAAAATCAGAAGATTGAATATATGATGTTATAGGTTGCGGAGTTCCTGTAGAAACATCATCACAGCCATTTTCATGGTAAAGCAATCTGCCGTTATAGTCAGCAGCAATAGGGAATTGATTAATACCAGTTTGAAACCATGCAGAACGTGCCATTGTTCCATATGCCCAAGTATTTTCTACATAATTGTAAATAACATATTTATCAATAACAGAATTGGGTTGAGTATTAGAACCATTGTTTCCATCAATAGAAACATAGAACCACCATACTTCATTAAATCCTTCATTAGATCCTACAAAAACTTGAAAGTTTTGGTTTTGATTAATATTATCAAATATGTATTGTTTTAAATCACAAGGCAAGGTTTGAACAGTACCGTTATACATGTAAAAACGATCACGACCCATCCAATACGTTACATTATTAATCGTAATCATACAGTTAGGACTCATAATCGATATATTATCCATTAAGAGCTGGAATCCCCATACATAAGGAGTGCCAATATATTGCATTGAATATAAAGCTGAATCAGTCCAAACTAAAATCTCTTGACGAGTTGACCTTGCTCCAACAATATAAGATCCATTTCCTAATGCGTATTCACCAGATTGATTGGTTATTTCTGGAATCCATTGATATACATTTCCTTGATCTGACCATCTTACCAATAAAGGATTAAATGAAGTATTAGGTGATCCAGGACTATAAGGATTAGCACCAAAACAAATTAAAAACTCTTGCACTTCAGAAGAAAGAACTTGATAAGTTGAATTGGGTACAAATGCACCAGCATAAGTAATTGTATAACTACCACTCGAAGGAGCCGTTGTTGTGTTACTAATTGTTCCAACACCAGTTACATTATTCATGGCTACGATATAAGTGTTTGCTGGAATACCTGTTCCAGAAATATACATATATGGATATATATAAGGTGCATTTGCTGATGTTACCGTAATGTTAGTCGATCCAGAACTAAATGTTACTGAATCAAGTAATAGAGTTGTTTGATTAGCCAATGACTGTAAAGATACACCACGGCTTGATACCCCATTGGAATTTTGCCAATAATAAATAGGACCACCACGAGGAGAAAAAACAAGATCCGCTCCAAAGTTATCGTTTGACCATAACCTTAATTGTGTTCCTGATGATGCACTACCTGATGAAGATGCTTGTCCCCATCCTATGGCAGATGGTGTTGATGTAGAAGATGTGGCTGGAATAAATACTGTAACTGCTCCACCACCTGTTGCTGAAGTTACCGCATTAGGAGACCAAGCAGCCGTTACATTTATAGTATATGTATTTGCTCCTGTTACTGTTACTGCATATGACTGCTGTAAGATACCTTTAGGTATTCCACCAACAGAGGAAGCTACACTTAAAAAAGATACTGAATTACCTGTTGTTAAGCCATGTGCTGTTTGCGTAACTGAAACAACATAACTACTTGCAGTTGTAGTAAAAGGATTGGTTAAATTAACTGTAGAAAAACCTGTAGTTCCACTCCAAGATCCTGCTCCCCATCCAGTACCTGTTGTATAAGTACTTAATCCACTTGGATATAAATAATTAACAGTAACGGTTGCACTTGCGGATGATGGTGCACTTGTTGCAGTAATTGTATAAGTTGTAGAAGTAGGCGTTGATGTAACAAGGTAATTACCAAAGAAAGTATATCCTCCTACCGTATAAGAAGTAGAAAAATTAATGTAATCCCCTACATTCGGACTATATGAATTGTCTGTTAAAGTAACAGTAGTTGTTCCATTGGTTGTAATAGTAACCGATGTATCTGTTTGAATAATCGGTGTAATATCATTGTAGATACCGCCAAAATACAAATAATAACTTGTGCTGGTTCCTACACCAATATAGTTATTACTAATACCTGTTGTTGCACTTGACCACACCCATAACGATCTTGCTATTCCATTGAATGTGCTTGAACTAACCTGTGTCCAACCACCAATTTTTTCAGGTAGCCCAGCACGAAATCGAACTTTGTCACCATCATACCAACCACCAGAGTTGGAATAATTTGTGCCTTCTCGATACAAACCAGGCTTTAAAGTTAATTTGCGTAAAGGCATAGGGTTTACCCTAACATGGATTCAGAAAATGTTTTTACTTCAGCAACTCTACGTAACCAACCTACGCCAAACGTAGGGAAAGTACCTAACGATCTATAAAATTCTTCTTTTAGTTGACTGAACTTTTCAATTAATTCTTTAGCTTCAGTCTTTTGAATAGCCGATACGCTCGCAGGTCCCAACACGCCATCCGCAGTAACTCCAGCCGCCTCTTGTATGAGTTTGGCAGCCCTACCCACGCCCATATTAACAGCAGCATCAAATACGGCGTAGTCAACACCAGCAGGGAGATTATCACCTTGTACCTTATTCCAATAAAGTTCTTTGTATAAATTATACACTTCTTCATCAGGGATTACCCTAAGTTCTTCTTTGGTAATGTGCGTATTTCGCCTCCATTCACGATAAACACTAAGGGTTATACCTTTCATCGTAGCACCACCTGGATCGGCTGGGTTATCACTCCATAATCCCTCACTCTTCAGAACGTGTGCTAATGCAGATTCGTAATTTTCTTTCATGTTATTGGTGTACTCTGATGTAATAGTTCATCTTTCTTTTGACTACCTGCTGATGAACCAAAGTAAAAAGAAATGATACCAACCCAAGCCGTTGATAATGAACCTAACATAATCATCAATTCATCCGACTTGGTGGCATAACCCATCATTAATGCAAATAAGATTCCAAAGAATCCAGCAGTAATTAAAAGAGACAGTAATGGTGGAATCCATGAATGAGTTGCAGATTGCATATCCCTAGCTGATTTACGGTCATCTACGGCTAACTTTTCAAAGTTAAGTCCTAACTCCTGTGCCTTTGCTTGTAAATCTATTTCAGCTTGTTTAAGACTAGCTAATTGGTCAGCAGTTAACTTACCAGAGTCAATCGTAGACTGTACGTCTTTTTCATCAACTCCCAATGCTTTTGAGATAGCAGTAACCGCTAGTCCTGCTAGTGGTCCACCTAATGCTGTTGCAATGCCTGGTGCTATTTGTGCAAGCCACTCCATATCAATCCTTTAAAAGAATAATTAACATCATACAAATTAATGCCATCATTGTCCACCATTTAAACAAGTCATCATCCACGAACAATATCTTTCTTGGTTCTTACTAAAACTTTATGTTCTTTATCAAATTTTGGTTTTGGTAATCGTATTTTTTCTAGTTCTTTAATCTCAAAATGTAAATAAATTACATACGACCAAATAGCTAATTCAATTAAAAATACTGCGAACCAATACTTAACCCAACTCATACAAGATTAAAGTAATACAACAAACAAGTAATAATAAAAGCAGCAAACCAACAATAAAACTGCACTCGTCTTATGTCTTTCAACTTATGTCCGTAATACTTTTTACTTTCTTGATGTTCCTTCTCTACTACTGCTTTTAACTCTAATACCTTACTCCATTCTTTAGCACCATACTTCGCTTTAAATTCTTTTTCCGCTTCATTCTCGGCTTTAATAATTGCACTTTGATTCTGATACTCTTGGATTGCTCGATATATCATCGAGTTCTCCATCGCTTCTTCGTGAATCTTGTGCTTCTTTCGTGCTTCTAATTCCTGTAAAGCGACCTCTGTTCCATCACGCTGGATGTTTTCAATACTTTTAGTAAGTTTCTTCCCAGCCTCCCTACTTTGGTCAAGGCTATCAGCTAAAGACTTTGCTCCTTCGGCAATCGGATTGATGTCTGGCATTCACTATTTTTACGCTGTCCTGTTCCACATATAAACTACAATATATGGCTGTAAGTTTGCATTTGTTCCACTTGAACCTTGTGATGCAGTTGTTCCACTAAAAGTATGTGTATGACCGCTATCTGAAATTGTTGCCTGTGCAGGAGCAATACTACCATATCCTGCATACGAACTAAATGGTCCAGAAACAGTTCCGTTATTGCCATATACACCTGCATTTTGTGATATATTTGCATTTCCTGTATTTGTAGTTCCAGAAAATGTATGGGTGTGTGAAACAATAATAGCATCAGCACTACCACCTGTAGCACCAGCAATAAATGAACTACCATCTTGTCCAATCATTACTCTACCAGCACCAAATGCTACCCATGTTCCAAAACCAAACAAGGTATTAGGGTTTGTACTAACTGTAGATGTATATATAGAACCTACAGGATATAGTATTTGCATAGCAGCTTGAACAAAAGCTGTTGTTGCTATTTTGGTTGAATTATCAGTTGATGACTGCGTAGTTGCTGTTACATTGCTTGCTATTGTTCCACCTGATACTACATTAGTTGCATTAGTGGCGTTTGTAGCGTTTGTTGCGTTTGTTGCAGATGTTGCTGTTGCAGCATTTCCACCAATAGAAAGACTTGACGCTGTTCCTGTTAAACCTGTTCCTGGTCCTGAAAATTGACTTGATGCCGTTATCGTTGTGCCACCAAGTGTTGTGAATGTACCTGCTGCAGCTGTAGAACCACCGATAGTTGTGCCGTTAATATTTCCGCCTGTAATCGCTACACTATTGGCGTTTTGCTGAGACATGGTTCCTAAAGAACCTGTTATGTTATTAACAAAAGCAGTCGTTGCTATTTTTGTAGAATTGTCTCCTGGGGATGGCGTAG